GTTGACGATCCACCAAAATCAGTTGTAGTTATAACACCTGTTGCTGAGTTAAGCGAGCAATTTGCTTGTGAAGCATTAGTTAATACACTTGTTGTCTCAGAAAAAGCTAAAGTGCTATCTCCAGTAGCTGCCACTGTAGCAACTGTTCCTGAAAAATTACCTGCGATACTTCCAAGAGAACCAGCTCCTGTGGTCCATGACGGAGCATCAGATACTGTTAATATTGCACCAGATCTTACTGCATTACCATCATTGTTTTCTACACGAATAAAATAAACACCATCTGTTGCAAGTGTAAAATTAGCTGTGATAGATGTAGCACTTGTAAACGTAATACTATTTGCTGGTGTTACTGCTCCTGTTGAAGAAATGGCTTCTACTTGAGGAACTGATACAAAGTTTGTACCAGCTATAACAACATTAGTAGCTGTGTTAGGTATTGTGCTTGGCGTAACACCAGTTACTGTAGGTTTGGTTTCTCCAATAGTAACAGAACCACCAAGAGATACTGCTGATCCATTTATTGTTATCGCACCGCTACCTACAAGACGAGCATTAGCTACAGTTCCTGTTGCGACATTGCTACCATTTAAGGCTGTAAGAGATGCACCAGATCCAGATAAAGCTGCACCACCTGTTATTGTAACTGTGTCCCCCGATTCACCAATAGTGATCGAACTACCGTTACGTTTTTTTATGGCATTTACTTTTATCTCTGACATTATCCCATGACTCCTGCGTTTGCTACCAGTCCGCTAGGTGAAACAAGTGGTTGATGGGCAAAAGCAGCATAAATGTAACCATTACCAGTACCATTTACAGAAGAGCCACCGTCCATCATTCTAAATCCATTACAATAAAATTCTACTATGTGATCTTGGTTTTCTGCTCCATTATCACTTATATCTAATCTTTGTTTTAGTTGGTTGTGACCGTTTCTTTTATTGTCTCTTACGCCCCATGGGCCTGATCCACCTTCATATTTCCACCAGATATACGCTGGTCTAAAACCTGTGTAAACAAAAGCACCATTAGATGAATCTCCATTTCCAATATATTTACCAAATTGTGAGTACCCTTTTATTGCTCTAAAACAGAAAGCAACCATTTCGTTACTATTTTCATTTGTTGCGTTATTTGTTCCTACACTAAAAACTGTAGAAGTTGGATTAGTATTTTGCCAATACGCTGAACCACTGCTTAAAGCATTTTCAGTATTAAAACTTCCAAGTTTGTTAAATCCGTCAGGAGACACGGTAGAATAATTATATTTGTGTCCGATTGTCCAATCTCTAGCTACGCTCAAACTTTTATTAATAATTAAGTCAGCCGCTCCACCTAAGCCATGTCCTATTGTAGCATTAGATCCAGTGCCAGTTCTTTGAACTATACTAAAACCAGCGGCTTGATTTGCAGATACTATTGATTTTACAGAACCATCAAAATTAGTTGAACCAAAATTTGAATTAGTATTTATTTGTCCACCCATACCAGAGTGCACACTACACCAGTAATACAATGTTGGCGCTGAAGCAGCTACTGTTATTATTAATTGTCTTGATGAAGCCGCTGAAAATCCTGATGTATATTGAGAATAAGTTTTTGTAACACCGTCTAATTTATAAGTTACACCAGTGCTGTATTCATTACTGTTAGCAGATGTGCCAATAACAAAAGGGTGACTACTTACACTACTGTCAGAAACATCGAAAGTGTAAGTTCCTCCTTCTTGTAAAGAAACAGTCTGTGCACTTGCAGCAAAAGTTGCAGTGTCTGTTGAATTTCTAAATCTGTATTTATTACCACTATCGGATACAACAACAACTTTATATGTTTGAGTAGGTGCTGCTCCTCCTGCAGCCCATTGCCAAGCAACATAAGTATTTGAATTACCATTGTAACTACCGCTTGAGCCTAAAGAAAAACCATCTGTATTAAAAGCTGATAAACCATTACCATCACTACCCTCTGCATCATTTGTGTTAGAAGATAAAAATTCACCAGCACCTCTTCTTGAGTTATCTAATTTATGACCATTAGTTCCATCTCTTTGTTTAATCCAAACCCAATCTGGTCTTAAATTAGAATTACCGTCATTAGTTATATTTTGTGTGCCTCCATTACCTGTATAAAGTGTTGTTTGATGATGTGCTGAAGGATCTGCAATTGTTGAATAAGCCATTAGTTAAACTCCTGTAAATTTTTTGTGCACAACGCATAATAATTATACGACCCATCATTAGGTGTATATTCAAAGTTACCATAGCCATTAGCATCCGCTTGACTTGATGAAATAGATAATCTTGGATTACCAAAGTTTGCGCCCTTAATTTGATTTTGAGCATATTGACCAGCAGTACCAACGCCTCCACCAAACATGTAACCTGCATAATTCATATTTGTTAACAAGTCAGTAAAAGCAGCTGTGCCACTATTTTGTATTGTACCATTTTTTGAAAATTTAAGAGTTCCATTATCTAAATCTAAAAAAATTCCTATGATGTCGTCCGTTGTATAAGTGGCTCCATAAGATTCTGTTGTTGCACCACTTGTTGTCTCTGAAGAGTATCTCTTGTTGCCATCTGCAACGTAATAATATTGCACACCTGTTCTGTCACCAGCTTGAAAACTACCATTTCTAGCATCACTACTTGTAGCAACAACACCTATTTTCATACCAGTTGTTGCACTACCATTAACATGAGGAGTTATCTCACAATACCACTTACCTTTAGTTAATCCTCCAATTGTAGAACACCAGTTGTTGCCTTGACCGTCTTGATCTTGGTTATCAAGAAACAAGTTACCATGTGCATAAGTTGGAGCATTGTTTGTGTTTCTTCTATTGTATGGATTTAACACAGCAAAATTATTTGATGGCGTGTCAGTTGTTTGTGGTAAAGTTCCTGCACTTGCAATAGTATAGTTGTTAGTTTGACCACTAGAGTCTAATCCCATATTACCACTGTTTTCAAATTTAAGGAAAACACCATTTGTTCCGTAACTTATACCTGATGGATCTGCCTTCGGTTTCCAAATACCAGTTGTAGAATCCGTTTCACCAAAAGTAGTTGGAGGATAAGCTGTTCCATCAACTAAATGAAAATGCGCAAAGTATCCTTTAAAGTTACCAGAAGAACCATCTGCTTCAATGTTTATAAAATGTGTTTTACCACTTTCATTAACAGGACCGTTTAGATCTTGTGACATCGTATTATTAGTGGTCCATGTTGTTATTTGTTCTCCATTAAGCCAAACTCTTACTCTGTTATCAGCGGTGGGATCCGTAGAATCAACAGCACAAACTAAATGATACCAACCAAATTGATCAGTAAGAACAGCTTCACTTGTTCTAAAGTTTGTAGCTCCTCCTTCAACTTTTACTCTATTACTACTATCAATAACAAAACGAAATTTTCCCGTATCAGTGCTTGCTGTGCCAGAACAAAATATTGACCCGTTACCTCCAGAAATACCGTTCGCTCTTTTTACCCAAACAGAAATAGTGAAAATTCTTCTATTACCTGAGCTTGATATTGATTTAGATATAACTGTCATTAGTTTAGCCTTATTGAGTTTTGTATACCATGTAGAACAGTAATTGAAAAGGCTCTAGCAGCAGTTTGCCCCTCTGCATCCGTTGCTGTAATAGTAAAATTGTATGTAGTTGTACCTGTCGATCCAGACTCCGTTCCAGTTATTGCACCTGTAGATGCATTTAAACTTGCACCGCCAGGTAATGAACCCGAAGTAACTGCATATGAAGTTGCACTTGTTGCAGCAACTGTAAAACTAATTGATCCACCAGAATCTACGTTACCAAGACTGCCAGCAGCTGTAGTCCAAGCTGGCACATCAGATACGGTTAGTAAGGCTGACCCACTACGAACAGCATTACCATCATTATTTTCAATTCTAATAAAATATGTACCATCAGTTCCTAATGTAAAGTTAGCAACTAGTTGAGATGCACTGTTAAATGTAATTGAGTTTGCAGCAGTAATTGCACCAGTAGAATTTATTGCCTCTACTATTGGCACAGATACATAATTTGATCCGTTAATAGTTACATTGGTTGCATCGTTTGTTATGACCGTTGGGCTGATAGAAGAGATTGTTGGTTTTGTTTCTCCTGTAGCATTAAACGTAATTGATTCATTACCACCAGCGCCATTCAAAGTTACACTAATATTTGTACCTGCAACAATTTTAGATTGTAAATAATTTCTTGTTGTATCCTGAGCTGATATTAATATTTTACCATCAACAGCAATATTACCTGCAGGTATGGTTACTGTATCACCAGTTTCACCAATTGTAATTGTTGATCCCGTATTTTTTTTAATCGTGTTTACTTTAATCTCTGATGTCATATTAATACTGTAATGATACTCCTCTTATTCTAGCATTTTTAGAATTTGTTTGGTTAGCAAAACTAATTTTATATTTTAGTTGTGTTCCTGCTGTTACAGACAAATCATTTACTTTTGCCATTTTAATACCTGTAGCAAAATCTGGTAAAGCTGTAAGAGTAGCTGTAGCAAAGTTACTTCCATTGTCTGCAGATAATTGTAATACTATGTCTGTGTTTAATGTATTGGTACCAGCGTTATCTTGATAAGTTATTACTGCCCCCATTTTGTTTGTTGATGAACTTGCTGTAATTGCTGTTCCTTGAAAAGAGCCAGTGGCATTTACTGTAGAAACATTTTCAAGTAAATTTAATTCAGTTACATAAATATATTGATTAGAGCCACTTAATGTAACATTTAAACCCCAAAATCTTTTAGCAGTAGTATTATTAGCAAAAGTTGCTGAATAAGGATTTGAGCCACCATTATTATTAGACACAGTATCTAAAACAGCTGGTCCTGTTCCAAGTCCTGCATTGTCTGCTCCTCGAAAAGTCCAACCCCAAGGAGCGCCATTACCAAAAGTACTACCACCAACATCTAATGAGTATCCTGTAATAACTTTTTCATTACCACTTCCAAAGTCCATTGAAAGATACCAAGTATCAGTATCGTTTGTTCCACTACCAGTTGCAAATTGTGATGTGTTATTTGCAAAAGCTGTTGCTGCTCCATAACTACCACCAGCAGTTGAGCTTGCTGAAGCAGTACCACCAGCATAAGAAATTTCAGATTGTGTTACACCAACAGCACTTACATATTCAGAGCTATTTCTTTCAGCATTAGTTAGACTTGTAATTTTAGTTGAATCTTGAAAAACATCGAAAGAAGATGAGTTAGTGTTAGAACCTGATAAATTTTCTTGTGTGTGAACTCTTAATCCTAAAGTAGATAAATCATTTATAATTTGGTTATCATCAAAAGTTGTTGCGTGTTGATTTACATTAGATGCTGCAATTCTAGCATCAGCAAATGTGCCTGATGTTATTGCTGAAGTAGGAAATGAATATTTTAAATCTTTATAATTACCCATATTATTTCTCCATTAATAGCCAACCTTGTGTGGCTCCTGAATAAACTAATCCAAAAGCAGCTCTCTCAGTGCTTACTGTCATATCAGATGTAGCACCTTGAATTTTGTGACTATTCCTTCCAATAGTTATGTTATGTGTATCTGCTGTAGCAGAAGAGTCAATAAATCTTATTTCATCTCCTAGTGTTGCTGAACTTGGTAAAGTAGCTGTAACTGCTCCGCCTGTTGTATTAATAAAATAACCTTCACCAGCTACTGCATTAAAATTAGCAGTTTTTTCAGCTTGCCAAGAAGTTCCACCAACACCAGTTGGTAATTGAACCGTTGCACTAGATGCATTTAAAGTAGAACCAGATGCTAAAGTAAGTGTTGCACTTGCAGGAACTGTGATTGTATCACTTGCTTCTCCTATTTGAAGAGCTGTACCTGACTGTGGTATGACCTTATCTACTTCAATCTGACTCATAATATAAATAAGTTACCTGTTATTGTTAAAGATCCTGTAACTGTTACAGGACCGGCTAAAACACCAGAGTCCATAGTTTGAGTATCACTAATAGTAGCATTATGTGTAGTCACATAAGATGTAGGATCCATGCTGGGAGATGGCGCCCTCTTTGCTGGATACGTACAAAATACATCTTTAGTGCCTGCAGAAAAATCTACTTTGTTATCACTATTTGAGCTTTCTAAAACTGTGTCCCTTGATAATGTATCAGGAGATGCATCAGTAACAGTACCTATTCCTACTTCAAATTCCGTGCTACCTGACTGCATTGTAATACAGTAGTATGTAGTATTAGTAGTCCCAATGGCACCAACAAAAGTTTGAAAACCAGTGCTTGCACCTGCAAGATTTATAGTTCCTGTTCCTGTTGATGTCGTGGTCTCCTTAACACGATCATTGATAATCAATGCCATGTTAAACTCCTACGATAATCTTAGTATAGCTGTACTAGTTGTTGGGTTCGGAAACTGAACAGTAAATGTACCATTGGTTGCTGTAAAATCAGAACCAAAATTTAAAATACAAACAGCATCAGTTGTTCCTGATCCACCAGCTGTAGTGGTATTATAAATCATAGCACCCCTAGCTGTAAAACTCGCAGATGTCCACTGAGGATCAGTTGAAAAATCTACGAAAGCTGTTGAGGCACCAGAACCACCTGTAACTGACTGACCTGCTAATGCTAATCCGCCTGCTGTGTAAGCTGTACCTGATGTATTTGTTGTTTCATTACTTGTTGAATAATCCGTTGTCGATGCTCCTAAACTTGCACTTGAAGTAAACAATGCAATCTTAAAAGTATGACCACCATTTGCAAAATTATGCTTACCTTCTAACAGTTCTTGTTTGAAAGTGTTACATACTGCTTGTGCTATTGCCATCTTTAACTCCTTCTACGGTTGTTGCGATTTGAGAGGCGTCCTTAAAACACCACTCATATATTCATCTCTTCTTCCACGGCCTTGCTGTTCAATTGCTAAGTCTTGTATGGCTTTCATATAAGACTGCTCATAAAGAGCAAGTAAATCGTAGGGGCCTTTGAGATATTTAAAGGCCTCGCAGAGACTCGCATACAACAACGTCCTTGGAGCATTTGTACTGACCCAGGTAGTCGCGTTGGTAGACGATAATCCTGTTGGTAACTTATTTAAAGCTACTTCTATATTATATGCAACATCTGGCGTTGGCGCAAGATATATGTTTCCTGCTTTCCAGTTTGCATAATAAATTGGAGTATCTGTAGCTGTTCTATCTGGCCAATATTCTTGCATAAAAGTAATGTCTTTTTGTTCCAAAGTTCTTCTAGTATTAGCTAAACTTTGACCATATATTTGAACGGATCGTATTAATGCAAAATCAGCTACGTTTAGACCAGGTAAAGATACAAAACCATTACCTGCTGTTAGTGCTGCTATTTGATAAGATCTAAATGCATCAAGATCAACTTCTCTAAATATTCTATTTTCTGCATGCTCTATAAAATCATTTATTATTGTTGTTGTAAGAACATTACTGTCTGTTTCTGTGTATGCTCTAATTTGATCTACTAGTTCTGTGTATGTTGTCATCTATCCCTCTATTGTTACCGGACCTGAAGTACAAACAGATCCTCCAAATCTATCATTTGCTTCTACTGATGTTCCTGCAGAAGCTGTAAAATGATATTCATCAGGACTGTTTACAGGAACAGTTATTAAATATCCAAAAGCATTTTCTAAAACATTTTCTGTAAATCCATTACCTGGATTACAGTTTCTAAATCTTACTCTATCACCTGTAGTTCTACCGTGATTATTTTCAATTACATAAATTACATTTGTTGCAGCAGCTTTATTATAAAAAGGATTACCAACTAATAATCTCGCAGCAGATGTTTCTACACGATCCGGTCTTGCGTCTTGTAAAGCTTGGGGATCAGGTGCAATTCTTATTGGTTGAAGTTGTGGTTGTTTAGCTTCAAACTCTGTTCTATGAACTAAAGCTCCAGTCCACTCTCTTACCATTTCTTTGTAAGGAAAAGCAAAACCAGATCTATCCGATATAGCTTGAGAATTTTTGCCAGAAGAAAATTTTCCCATCTTAACCTACTGACGGAAAATATGATTGAGGAGTTAAAAATAAACTTGTTCTTGCACCATCTTGATCAGCTGCTCTTTTCCATTCATCTTCATATAATAATTTTAATGCTTGCATTCTTTCAGGTGCTTTTTTCTGTGAAAGATAAAATGCAAGTCCTGCAGTCATACAAGGTAAAAATCTAAAAGGTATTTCTGCATTATTTGTATATGCATCCGCATCTGATAATCTTATCATTGCATAATATTTTAAAGTATAAGTTCCACTAGCAGGAACTGCTGGATATAAAAACATTGTAGGATTTATTTCTCTTTGAAAATAATATTGAGATGGTCTGCCAGAGGTAGCTTTATTTGGTAAATTAAAATAAGTAGCCCTACTTATTGAAGTAGCTGCAAAATCATTTGTGCCATCATTAATTACTACATCTGTTACATCTATTATTTGTTGTGCTGCATCTGCACCTGATCCAAAAAGACTTGTACCAGTTACTGATTGAGCATTTGCTGTTAATGTTTTGGTAGTTTGTTGAATAGTCCATAAATTAAGACCTCTGTTTGCCCATTCTGCAAACATTAAATTTAAACTTCTTTTTGCCGTTTTAAGATCATATCCGTCACGAACCATTAACCCACATCTTTCGTAGGCTTCTTGTATTATGTCATTTACGGCTAAATCAAAATTTTTACTGTTAGAATAAGTCGGCATCTATCTTCCCTGTCTATTATATTTCTTCCAGCAACGTCTTTTATGTTTATTTTTAGGACGAGACCTAGAAGAAGAGCCTATACTAGTCCTTTTTTTGATGGGTGTAAAGTATTCGTTAGAAGGTGTTTTAGCCATACTACATTTGTGATAAAGGATTTTCCAATGCTAGCTTTATTCGTTTTTCTATCTTTTCTTCTAGCTCAGTCATGGCTTGCTCCAACTTATCCGTTAATCTTGCCATGTCTTCCTGAATGTCCTTCGTGGTATCTCTTAACTCCTGGTTGGTTTCTCTCGAATCTTCTTTAACTAATTGCTCTACATCATTCACTATTTTTTCTACTCGTCTTACATCTTGACGTAAATCATTTTTAAGTTCGTTTGCAACATCAGAAACTAATCTAATTTCAGACATAATCATTTCCATTTCTTGCATGATCATATCCACTTCAGTTTGTATAATATCTGTTTTGCTATTTAATTCTTCTTTTGTAAGGGCTATCTCTTTATCAAAGCCAGATAGATCTGGCGCAACATATTCTTGTATCTGTTCTTTCATTGTTAGGTAATCTTTGTAAAACTCAAAACCACCCCACAGTCCACCACCTAGTGTGGTCAAAGCTGTTAGAATAACAAAGATCTTCCCGCCTTTGAACTTCAAACCCGCAAATTCTACTTCTGCCATTGTAACTCTATCATATCATTCATCATACCATCACTACCACCAAATAGAAACCATTGTGCAATATTATTATTTTCTATTTGTGTATCCGGTATCATATAGTCTGTAAAAAAATCTAATCGATCCTCTAATTGTTTTTGTGACTCAAAAAAAGTTTTAGAATCACCTAAAACTTGCATCACGATTAATGTTTTTAGCTGATTTGTAGAATCATATCTACCTTTATCACCCATCTTTTGTACTATTTTTTTCGCTGCTTTTTCTTTTTTAGATTCAACTTGTTTTTTTGGTTCTTCTTTTTTCTCTACTTCTGTAGGTTTTTCATCAGATTCTTCATCTTCTTTCGATTGTACTTCTTCTTGTTCAGTATCACTCTCATCTTCCACAGAGGATTCTTCAACAGGTTCGCTATCGGATTCTGTTTCTTCTGTTGTTTCTGGCTCATTATTTGTTTCTTCTACCTCAGGTTGCATTTCAGGTTCTGCTTCTACCTCAGGTTCAGGCATACTTTCAACCTCTGTTTCTGTTTCCATTTCAGGGGTGCCTTCTGGCATATCCATTTCAGGCATATCCATTTCAGGATCTGGTAGTTCTAAATCTGGCATTTCTAATTCCATCTCCATTTCAAACTCCATCTCCATTTCAATATTTGCCATCTCCATTTCAGGCATATCTACTTCCATAACAGGCATTTCAAAATCCATTTCAAAATCCATCTCCATTTCCATCTCTACTGTCTCATATGAAACATTCATGTCAGGCTCATCAAACTCTGGTTCAAAATACATATCATCACCAGGAGTATCTGGAACTATAATATCATTGTGTTCAAAAATATTTTCTACAATATCTATAACTTCTGTTTCTGTGCTACCGCCCATAGCCACCCACATTTCAACTGTTGTAATTTGTTCTGTAACTATTGTTGATACAACGTTGTATAAGACATTGATTGTAACATCATCAAAAAGCGGGCCAATTGCAAGGTTGATATCACGTCCCGAAATTTCTATTGTTAATTTTGTAATTGTTCCTGCAAAATCAAAACCGCCTGCGTACTCTTGAAAACCACTAGTTACACCTGATTCTGATAATATGTCTGTTCCAGCAAATATATTTGTATTGCCATTTTTTCCTGTGATGTGCATGACAATACGATCTTGTGAATCTCTTTTATCAACTTTTATTGTGTAATTTGTTCTGCCACCATTTTCTATGTCAAGTGATGATATGTCGACAGTTTGAATAAATGTTGTGCCCATACCTGACACACCCATTGTAGATGTTGAATTACCTGATCCAGTGATTTGAGCGCATCTATCTGAACCTAATTCTCCACAAGTATTACCAGTAGGCATAGAAGCAGGGCCTTGCCCACCCCAATCTTGGTCCATGTCCCCTTCGTATCTAGGTTGTACAAAGCCATTATCTCCATCAAGTATATCGCCTGAATCTTCTGTAGTTACAGTTGTCGTGGTTGTTGTAGTTGTGGTCTCTGTTATTATTGTGTAGCCATCAGCACCGTGTTCTGTAGTTTCAACTATATCTTCTACGATGGTTTCTTCTACTCCAGGTGTACAAACACCAGAAGCAGTTACTGGACACTCAGCTCTAAGGGAAGAAGGCCACGATGCCAGAATGCATAACCATAGCAGCAATAATAAATTTTGCCAGTTTAGATGCATCGCTATCTACTCCTTCTTTTACTTTCATTTCTTTTATTTCTTGATTCCATTTTGCATATATCAAACTACCCTCTGGAATCATATCCATATTAGCTTTCCAACCCTCAGATGCTTCTTCTCCAATGGCACCCATGTATGGACAACTTGTGCCTGCCATGGCCATTGAATCCCAAACGCGTGGATCTTGACATAACAAACTTACGGCTGCAACTTTCATGCCTGAAGCATATAATGATCTTGATAATTTAATTCTTTCGCAGTTTTCATCAGTGACGGTAATCCCGCTACTAATACCCAATATCTGGGTTTGTACGGCACCTGCTACCGCCGTCTTACAAACATCAGAATTATTAACCACCACCGATGGCGAACTCGCTGTCGGTGGTGCTTTATCTGTTACTACCGTGCTACTGACAGTTGTATTTGTATCAGCTGCAAATAAGGGGAAAGATAATAACAAAAATATTGTTACTAATAATTTCATTAGTTGTAATTTTTCAACAACTCAAGAACAATTGTAGCTGTGTCACCATTTGTTTGAGAAGTAAATTTAACTTCTATATTACCATTGTGTCCACCACTTTTAGGATTTTTTAATCCACCAATTGAACTCCAATCTTGATCCTCTGCAAAATTACATGCCAGGGCTAAATCATTTGATCCTCCCCAAAGTAATTCTAAACTTTTAGTTACTGCAGTGTTGTTTACAGACCACCAAGCTTTGTTAATTGCTAAACTAGTACAAGCATCACCATTTTTATTTTTAACTAAATTTGCTACATTGATAACAAATGTTTCTGCTGTGCTAGATGCAATTCTGAAATTACAATAGATGATAGCTTTTCTATCTCCATCAAATTGTGTTACTGTTACTTTACTCATATTGTCTCCTATTAAAGGGTGAGGCCATTACACCTCACCCAGAGTTTATTTATGCTAAGTTGTTATTCTGAATATAAAGAATAGTTACTGTAGCTGCACCTGCGTTACCATTACCATTAGCTGCTGTATAAATTGCATTAACAGTTTGATCAGACGTACCAATATCAGTGCCATCAGCACCAATTGTGCCTCTAGTTGTAGCTGGCGAACCTTTTACACTAGTTGCTGGAAGATACTCATCATCATCACCTACGTGACCAATTTTTACGGTAGCTGCTCCACCATCATTAGATACAGTTGTAACATTTAAAATTACATCCACAATCTGTTAGTAGCACCAATAATATCTATTACTGCTGATTGAGCCATCAATACAGATCCTGTATTAATACCTGTTCCTTCTCTTACGGTACCGGCCTTTACCGGACCTGAAAATGTAGTTGTTCCCATGTCAACCTCCTTATAGTTGTCGTTTAAGTCGTGGGTATATTACTTTTAAAATAAAAAAGGCGCTCTTACAAGCGCCTTCTTCACCTAAGAAAGATTTAGTTTATTTTACGAACCTTGAGATGCGTATACACATCTAGGATCAGAGAAACCAAAGCTGTATCTTTCACGTGCTTTGTATCTCATGTTTCCAGTGTCAAAATCACCTTCCATAGCAGTTGTAATTGGTGTTCTTACAAAATGCTTGAAGCCGTTTGGAGCATCTGTTTTGATAAAGAATGCATCGGTATCATTTAGATAATGATTTACTACGTATCCTTGAGGAATATATCCTGAATTGTTGAATACGTTGATGTCATTATCCGCAGTACCCACTCTACCAGCAGAATTCATTAATCTGTCTGCAACGAATTGTAGAGCAGATGGAATGATCATCTTCTGTGGTTTTAATGCAATCTTTAAGCCTCTTTCATCAATAAAAGCTGCAATGTCAATTACTGCTTGCTCGAGAGAAGTCTCGTTTAAGTCAGCATCAGTTGCACTTCTATTTGAGAAATTGCCACCTGTTAAAGTTGGGTGAGAAGTGGATGCTAATGATACACCATCTCCTCCAAAATCAGCAGCGTTAGCTGAGAATGCATTATTAAGAATGTTTGTACCCTTAATTTGTTTTGTGTTTGCCATCGAACGAGCCAATGCTTTTGTATATCTAGCACTTACTCTGTCATAAAGGTTATCCTCTATGGCTTCTTCTGTGATAGCAAAAGCTAAAGCAATAGTTTCGTTAGTATATCTCGCTGTGAAAGACTCTTGCGCTGTATCATAATTGATAGCTGCACCTTCGTTTTTCACTGGAGCACCAGCAAAACCACCTAGCATTACTTCTTCTTCGAAAGCTCTATCTGAGGTTTCTTGGTCGAAGATTTCTGCAGTTTCGTTTTCATAGCGGTTGTATTCTAAGCCAAAGAGAGCGTTCAAACCCGGCTCTAGTTCTTTGGCTAATTGCGATCTTGATATAGCCATAATTAAATCCCCGCTAAGTTAGTGTAAGCATGCATGTTAATTCTAACAATTAGCTTTACATGAATTGAACCAGCAGTGTTGTTTGGATCATCAAGAATATCAATTACTCTTAATTGATCACTACCGTTTGTTAAGCCGGTGTGATCTAGTTCCATAGAACTAATTCCGCTAGTTGTGCTTCCGTTCGCATTTCCCACCATGGGCGCGTTCGCTCCGACCGCAGTTTGGTCAGAGGCTCCGTCCGATTGGACGATAAATAGTTGATCAGGATCATCGTAAACCTTCAACTCAGCAGCAACTGTACCTTGTGTTACAGTTCCAGCTGGCCAATAGTTACTCCATTTTGGTTTGCCATTAGAATCAACATAATGAACACCGCCAGCAATCCCTACGATTTTCGCAGAGTTACCGCCGCCATCAGTTGCACGCTGAATTGTACCATCAGCTTTTAGTTCAACAGCTTGACCATTAAATAGATTTTGGTTATGCCCCGAAGCAACTTTATAAGTAGTGAAGCCCGCTGTCTCATACCCGTTTCCGAGTTTTTTAACAGGAACTAAACCTCTTGCAGCATCTGTATTTGCCATAATTTACTCCTTATTTAAGAAGATCGTTCTATTCTAACCATTAGAATCAACCCGATCCTCCAAAAGTTACTTTTGAGCTCCTATTTTTAGTAATAGGCATGCTCGGGTGCTCGTCTTTTAAAACCTCATTATCAATTGCTTCCTGTTGTTCTTGAGACATTCTTTGGAAATGTGCATTTCTCTGTTCAACAATCTCAAGAGGAACTTTTGATAACAACAATCCTCCAACTGATATTACGCCTTTGTACTTTCCTTCAGCCAACGTAGGATATTTTAATTTATCCTCTGCTGATAATTCATCTTCTCTGACTAATTCGTAACCCTCTCTCAACCTAGATGTAATATTTTTATCATCTTGTTGACCTTGGATCTCGGCTCTTAGCCATCGATATTTGAACCCTTCAGGGGGTACTGGAGTATCCAGTTGTCGCGGCGGGGACCATACCGTTTTACGAGCTTCAACGTCCCTAGTTTTTACAGCGCGCGGAGTTTTATCTAATTTTACGTCTTTTTCCATGTTTTACTCCTTCACGAATTTTGCGTATTCATTTAATGGCACACCAAGCTTTTTAGCTATTGAAACTTGTGATGGTGTGAGCTTCACAGTTTTGCGTCCAGGCTTACCCCCAGCTCTTGCATTGTTTGCACTAGCAACGGGCTGAACGACCCTGGTACTAGTTGTTGTAGAGCTAGAATTTGTTTTACCCATCTTATCAGGAAAATATGCGCTTAGTCTATTATTAATTTCATTATAATACTCATCTGACTCAGTATTGTAACCTTCATTTACAAGATTGGTATGAATACCCCATGTTGCAAATGTCATTACTTCATCTTTGCCATCATCTTCGCTTTCTTTTTTTCCGAACCAAGGATTAGCTGCAGCCCATGCTTGTGCTTTAGCACTAGGAGCTTTTGCTACAGGAGCTTGAGGTTGCTGCTGTTGAGAAAACTCTTGTGGAGCATTTGCAGGAGCCTCTGCTTCTTCTGTTTTTGGTTTTTGTTTAAGTAAGGTAATTCTTTGTTTAGTGGCAGCATTATCAGCTAAAGCAGCTTGAACCTCAGCAACTTTGTTAAAATCTTGATTTTGATGTGCAACAGCTAATTCTCTTTTTAGATTAACTTCTTGAATATCTGCTTTTTGAGCAACTTCT